TACCACCCCAATACGTTTTACCGTTTATCGTTCTAAGTGCCGATCCCCCGTGCGTCGTCCAGTGGTTTATCAGGTCACGCCGCCACTTTCGTGACGCGATCAGCATGGCGACATAGTAATCCTTATAAGCACTCGGTATACTGCGTCCATTCGATAAATCAAGCTTTATCATAGGCTATCTACTAACCCCTTAGACCATGTAAATGCTGATTCAGGGATAGTTCCTCCGCTTAAGTAGATAGCACTGACCAGTTCTTCTGCGAGTTTCGCTTTATCCGTTGCTTTTTTATCATCGAATCCGGTAGTTTGGCGAATCGTCATAGCGGATTGTTTTTCCGTTAGGGTGATTTGCCCTAGATTTTTAAAATGCTCATCGACCATCAATATTGTATTTCGATACTCTTCAATCTCAGTACGTACAGCTTCAGTAAGCTTTTGTTGTGTTAATAGAGCCGCTTGTGCTGCCCTGACTGGTGCTTCTGCGGTGATATTGGCTTGCGTATTTGCGGCTTCTGCTGCTATCTGTTTATCGATTTGATAAAGCCTGACACTTTGATCCATCGCCCCGACGAGAGTCGTCGATATCGCACTGGAAAGAAACTCGTCTTCCATTTGGGTTTCAGCTTGAAGCTCTTTGAGCGCGGCGGTGGCTTTTGTGACGAACACATCAAATACGCCTGTTAATTCAGTGGTATCTATAGCCATTATTTACATACCCCCGCATTCTCTTTAAATGTCAACGCATATTCCATCACATCCGCTACGATCTCCATCACCGCTGCATCGATGCAGTCGAGATCGCTCCGCGCACACACCTCTTTAGGATTCTTGATAACGGGGAGCGGAGGCTCTTTAAAATCACACTTTTGTTTGACTTTAACGATCTGCGGCTGTGGCTGCGCGGTTGAACAACCCTGCAAAATCAACATCATAAAGCCGACTGCTGCGATTGCACTCATACGTCTCATTGCTATCCCTCCATTTCGTAATCTCTTGTTTGACCGGAACAAATACTTTTTCGATCTTCGTAATACGGATCGGGATCTGTTCAACCTTTACGGGATCGACGGCGCTTAGATCTGCCGCGAGGTTTTGCATCCCCACCAGCGACTCTTTGGTTTTTACCGTTTGTTCCAGCGTTGCTTTCTCGCTCTCCAGCACTTTGATCTGATACCGTTGGATTACAATCGTTGCACCCATAGCCATCACACAAACCGCGACTACAATCATCCCCCATAGTTTGATCTTCTCGATCACCGGACTGCTCAGATTTTGAAACATTTTTGACCCCCTCGATAGGTTTTGTAGTGACAAACCGCATAGCGACCATCACCGCCGGAAACGCGATAGCAAACGCCAGCCCCGCATCGGTATTGGTATGCGACGCGATAGCCGTCTTGACCTCTTCCATGTGCATCGTTACTTGCGCCAACGCCTCCATCGCCATAGCGACGAGGATCGTTTTGCTGAGATACCATTTTTTCATGCGATATCCTTTAGAAATAGGGCTTTTTCCGCCGCCCGTCGTGTGACAAGTCCGCCGAGTTTTTTACCTCCGCCATACACCCACTTATCAAACTCTTTAGAAGCTCCCTCATAATCCCCGCTATTGAGTTTTTTAAGTAGAGTAGATTTTTGCAGATTTCCGGTTCCGGCGTTGTACGCAAAATCGACAAGGGCATCGAACTGATTTTGTGTCAATGGTACTTTGACATAGCGGTTGACAGCATTTTCATAATCGACAAGCTGGTGAAACATAATCGCTACGGCACGCTCTTGTGTGATCGGATGATCGGTAAGCTTTACATGAGCACCGTTTTCATAGATCGTTGTCCCATACCCGATAGTAGGAATACCCGCCGGACAGAGATATGGGTGAGACTCAAACGTCTCAGACTCCTCGATTAACTTTATTGCGTTTGCACTTGATCTCATAATTTAACCCCTTTGCTTTGTAGCCAAAAATACAGCCCTACCGCTACGATACCAATAACCCAAAATACCTTATCAACAACACTTTTTCCGACATTTTGGTAAAGTTCTGCCGTAATCATCCCCACTGCTTTCTTAGCCGCTTTCTCTGCAATCTCATCGATCTGCTCATTCGTCAATATATGATCTGTATCAGAAGCCATCACATCCACTCCGGTTTAAATTTCATCTTCTGCGCCTCATCATAAAAGCTGTCCTCGCAATGGCTCTCATCCCTAAACAGCGTATTAATAAACCGCATAAACCAATACGCCGCTCTGTTATCCCCGCCGCTTCTTCGGACAAGATAATACGTCCAACTCGATACCGTCCAATCCTCTTGACCGTATAAGATCGATCCCCCAGCCTGATCGAACCCGATGGCGATGGTTTTAAAATACTCTTTGAGCTTTTCGCGTCGATACACTTTTCGGATCGTGTTGAGTACGATAGCCGGAACCGATGCGACCGATACGATCAGCATGGCGATGAGCATGAGGATAAATGATTTCATAGCCCAACCCTCTGTAACTCACCCACATAGCTGTCTCTCACGATAGTATTGATCTGAGAATAGCGAGCCATCATCTTATACATCAGGGTATTCATATCATCGAAATCACCGCGCATCGTGATAGTACCAGCCCCTACAGCGTCCAAAAACGCACCGTTTCGTGCGGCATACTCCGCTTTTGTTGTAGCATCGATAGGGTGAGTACCCCATAGATCACCCGCAAGTCGTGAAGTGAGCATCATGTTAAACTCGATCAGCTTCATCGCATCGGCGAGTAGGTCGTACACATCTCCGATCTCTTCAATCTTCATGCGTGTGAATTCTTTGCGTGTGCGTGCCATATAGCTGTTGCGTAGTCTAGTTTTCAAATCCTCATCGGGGATAACTTCTGCCCACTGAATACGTGTATCTTGTTCGCTTGTAGCAGGAGCATACACATAGACGACTCCGCCGAGTGTTCCCAACTCACTCATCACGTTATCGGGATCACGGTGACGGATGGTAAACCCTTCCGCTCCCTCTTTTACGTAGGGGATATAACTGAAAATCATGCTGCTCTCTCCTTTAATTTGGTTTGGAAATGTTTGTACGTTGCCGTATTTTTAGCATTACCTACGATAGAAACGAGACTCTCGTTTTTGTTACGTTTGAGTGCTTTGGAAAAATTATGGAGACTGAACTTTCGCACCAGCTTCGTTTTCTGCCATGTTCTAAACCCGACGTAATTGCACCCCTTGGATATCTTCGCAACTCTCCATTTTGATAGAGATAGCCCCATCTCTTTTTCCAAAAATCTCTCACATTCACCCAACAGCGTATACGCCTCTTCTCTGCTCATCCCTACGGATATAAAATCATCCACGTATCGAACATATCGTTTTTGTTTTTTTACCCGCTTCATCCAGTGATCGAGTCGGTCGAGATAGATCAACCCATACATCTGTGATAACAGATTCCCGATATAAAGCCCTCGATCACCGCTGCCTGAGAACGCCATCATCAAATCGATTAGCGCACAATCGGAGAGTTTTCGCTCTAGCCGTTCACGCAGACGATCATGCGGTATTGAGTAATAGTATTTGCGAATATCCATCTGAAGATAATATGCATCGCTATCGCATTGACGCATAAACGATTGGAGTCTATCGGACGCACTGTGCGCCCCTTTGCCTTTTCTGCATCCATAGCTGTCATGGATAAACCCACGATCAAACAGCTCATACACGAGCAGATAGATCGTGTGTTGTACCACTGAATCACGAAACGACGGTGCGGCTATCTCTCGACGCTTTCTCTCATTGATAACGAACGCTCTAGGAGTATCCGGAACGTAGGCATTACTCATCAGTGCCTCAGAGATCGTTTTTAGATTCTCTCCGAGATTGTTCTCGAACGCATAAATGGCACGCTTGTTACGTTTGCTTCTTCGAGCGTTCAAAAACCCTTGATAGAGATTATCGATGCGCGCTACATCACTCAGTGTTGGGGTATACGAATAGATTTCAGTCGCATATCCTGCAGATTTCGCTTTCGCAGGAAAAGTCATCCCTATGTCTCCAGTATTTTCCATTGAAATGTCAGGAGTGGAAACACAGTCGGCAGCCCGAAAGCCAGCATTATTGTTATCATTAGAACGATAGTTGTTCAAATTACGGTACAGCACCCCAGCATTGGCGGCATTGCTCCAATTCCCACAGAACATTTTAATGACTCTCCCTAGGTTGTAGATCATGTTTAATCCATCCGCCGATCATAGCGCCTACCTCGTTGATGAGGATAGACACCGCCATGTATCTTCGTGCGCTCTCCGCTTCGCTTCGAGATGATTTTCCGTTGTGATACGAAAAATACCCCATCTCGTGTGCTAGTCGGAAAAGCATACGCAGTTGTTCATGCCGTATATCCAGTTGCGTGAGAGTTGTTTTTTTGTGGTAGCGCTTTTGACACTCCACGATCAGCTCGAACAAATCATACATTGCAGCACGGATCGTCTGACACAGACCATACTTCTCATGTTTGGGGAAATGGTTCAGATGGATGTTCGCCAGTTTTGATAGCTCGATCATCTTCATCCCCAAACTCGCCTCCGGATTAGCCAACACTCACCTCCTCTCCCACTGTGCTATCGCACAGCGTCACGAAGATACTACACATAGGCGGCAGCCCGAAAGCCAGCATAAAGGTTATCATTACAACGATAGTTGACCAAATTACGGTACAGCACCCCAGCAAAGGCGGCAGTGCTCCAATACCCACAGAACAGCGGCTGCATATTCTGAACATTGTAATGACGTATATAGTCATTACCGCACATATTTGTCCCCGTCGCATCGTCGGACGCATCATTTTTTGGGAGGACGCCGCATAGATCACGACCTACACCGCTCGATGCCGGATCGAATACCTGATTGCTTCCGCTTCCCCAGTACTCTGTGGTGCTTGCCGATACTGTGATCGGGGAGGTCACCGCGTCGTATCGGGTAGATAGGTTCGTTGTATTCCCCCATGCGTCGGTAGCACCGTCCCATCCTGCTGTGAGATTTTTGAGGGCGACGGATTGTTTGAGCACATAGATCGTATTGGTAGTAATCTGCGTCGTCGATGTTGCGCTGGTTCCGAAGTTGGTTATCCCGATCCCTACCTCATACATTAGTCCATTCACATCGGCGATACCGTTGTTCTGCCCGTTATGCGTCGATTTAGCAAAATTTGATGCAGAACCGGTTAAGCCTTTAGCGGCAGTGTCCGGTGAGGCGCTCCATGTAACCGAGGTATCGTTTACATCAGATAGGCTTCCGTTATTGCACCCTTTTGGAAAGTTCGTCGTGAGCGACGCGTCGTACCATGCACACGCAGCAGTTCCCGTAGCACGCTGAGCGTGAGCGATAGAGAGCAGGGCGATGGCTCCGTACATAAACGCCGATGCCGCGTTAAAATAGCTACCTCTTGCGCGAGATAGTGTGATGGCATCCGCGAGTATTCCGGTACATCCTGTCATGGTTGACGATGGTGTATAGGTAGTGTTGGTCGTAAGCCCGATAGGGTTTCCATTCTTAACCGAGACGGCGACATTCGTATCTCCGACTTTTTTCGAAGCCATATACTTGTCGATAAAGAACCCGCCTTTTTCAACTCCGCCGTCGATAAACGCACGATGGAGAACAAACCCTGCTGCATTGGCGGCAGCTTCGGTGGTGTAGCTCTCGGTTCCTTTAATCTCGATACTGTTCGCACCGTACGTCGCATACTGAGGTGCGGCGGCATTACCGATACGATAGTAAAACTTCGGCACATGAACCATGATCGATCCGTTGGTATGCTGATAATTCCCATAGTTGTCATGCCCAGCGGTAGTTGTCCCCGTCATTTCAGACAGCCCCATAACCGCCCACGCCTCAGATGAGGGAGCCACACCGAAATCCATAGCCCCAGCCGTACCGATAGGGATGATAAACGCGGATTTTGTCGTACCGCTCACCGATACATACGCACTGCTTCCATACGTAGCCCCATTGTGACGTGCTTTGAACGTATAGGCAGTTGATACTGCCAACACCCCAGCAGGGACGGTGATCGTGAGTTTGTTCGTAGCATCTGAAAGCGACTGCCATATAATCGTACTATCCGATACACGAATCACTTGCCAGTCAGTAGATGCGTGGGTATCTGCTCCATTCGCAACGCTAAACGCAGACGTTGTAAGCGTCGGTGTCTCAGGCACATCCGTAGGGGTTCCTGTGACGGTGAGTGTCGGGGTATTGATGTAGATATTCGGTGTCGTAAAACTGATCGTATCCGACCATTCAGAGAGATGATTATCCGAACCGTAACGAACCCGCACATACACCGTAGTGAGAGCCAACCCAACCGACGGTGTCCACGAGGTTAGATTCCCGACCGTCTCTTCGTCGATGATAGCAGTGAACGCTGTATCGGTAGCGCACTGCCAGTGGGTGTAGTCGTGTATTCCTTGGTAGTTAGTACCTGTCGTATAGGCACTGCTTGTCACTGCTCCGATGAAATCGATTGCTCCGGTGGCGGGGGAGGTTATGGAGGGTTTTAGTATTTGATTCGATGAAGTTAATAATAAATCATTGACTTCCGTTTTCGTGTACGTCGTCGATTTATCCGCCTTATCCCCAAGTGCGGTATTAACAGCATCAGCAAGTGCCGTCAAATCGCTCATGAATACATCGCTATCCAACCCATTACGAACCAAAAACACCGACGTACTCGCATCGGTAAACGTGATCGTGTAAGTATCCACCCCGCCGCTTTGTGCCGCTAATCCGCTCGCATGAGTCGTGGATTCAAAGACGATATCGACGATACCGACTCCGGTATCTCCCGGATCCCCTTTATCCCCTTTACCGAACGGAGCACCGATAGACCAATCCCCGCTCGTTGCAGAGAGCTTGAAATAGATGAGTGCCTGATCGATCGCGAGAAAACTAAACCCCGCTACCTGAGCATCATAGAGGGAGCGTCCGGCGAACAGTCCGACCGAGTTGACGTTAAATGCGTCACCCTTATCTCCCTTAACCCCTTGCGGTACGACAAAACTAAACTTTCCGGTCGTCGGGTTGTAGACGACACTCGCCGCCGTTCCGGCAGCACCCGTAGTCGTAGAAGCTACCGAGACGTTTTTAATCTCATTCGCTTTCGTCGTGGCGATCTCCGCTTGCGCAGTTGCGGTTGCGGCATTGGCAGAGGCGTTTTGAATCGCGGTGAGATTGGCGATGAGGGTATTGATATTGGTATTTTGCGCCGCGACCGTGTTGACGTTGGCGATATTCCCAGCGACCGTGTTGACGTTGGCGATAGCATTGGCGACCGTGTTGACATTGACGATATTGCTTTTAACGATGGATATTTTAGAATTTGCCCCCAGCTGTAGATCATCAGCGAGCTTTTTGATTTTGGAATCTACGAGGAGTAAATCAGCTCCGGCGGTGTTGATGTAGTTCGTCCCGCCCGTTTTGATATCGTTATAGATCGATACCATCGCCGCGATCTGAGCATGGAGAGCTACGAGTTTTGAGATATTCGCATAGAGGCTGTCAGGATTGGTGACGAGTTCGGGGATCTTATCTTGAAGCAGTAGCATCTCAGTGATACGGTTTGCCAGTGCGATAATACTGTCGATATCGTTTCCGAGCTTGATAATATCGGCGGTACGCATCGATAGCGTCTGAAACGCCGACGTCGTTTTACCCCAAAAATAGATCGGGTTCTGATCGACATACGCACCGCTCACGGCGTGCAGCTGTATCCGCTCGATGTTCGACGTTTGCCCGACGATATCGTACATCCGTACCAATACCCCAGTAGCTCCGCCGATATCGTCAAATATCCCCGTCTCCGTCAGATAGGTCGTAAATGCTGTATTGCTATTAAGCTGTGATACGAGCGTTCCGTGATTGGAGATATTGATCGGTTGTGCATCATCATTCACAAACGGTACTTCGATGATATGACCATCCACAAACGTCACCGTAGCCGAGCTATAATAGACCGTCGTAGCCGTCGTATCCCATACCGCCAGCGCATCGACGGTGCTCATCCCCTCAGTGATCCCCTGCTTGTTCAGGGCGAGATCGATATCGATTTTACGATTTCCGAAAAACGTCCCTTTTTTAAGATCAACGATAGCCTCGGATAGATCGAGCGCGGCGATATCTTCGAGAACGGGGATAACCCCCTCATCGAAAATGCTGTTTGCTTCGACGATGATAGGAAGCTTTTCGGCTATGGCATTGACGTTTTGGATAAAACTTGTCTTAGGCATTGGTTGTGTCTCCTGTTAGGGTTGCTAGGTATTCATCCATCATTTGCATGATGTCGATGGTTGCGGGTGTTCCGAACACATCATCCGCGAAATATTCATACAGCTGCACAACCGCTTTTTGTGATTCGCTGAAATGCGGATTTTCCCCCGTGAAATAAAGCTCCAATTTCTCGACAAAATCATCCGCTAAGCGTCTCTCTCTGACATCTATAATTCCATAAATGCAGCCGATATTTAAAAGCGACAGGAGATCATGCGGGGCAGTAGTATCATTGGATACTGGAACAACAAACGTAAAATTTAGGGAGTTAGGTAGGGTTATTTTATAGCGTGTCTGATGAGCCATATACTCATTTTCCAACAACTCTATCTCTTGGGTCGTTGAGGAAAGGGTGATGTTTTGATCGCATACATATCCAAAAGTGGACATAGTAGGTTTTCCAACGCTGTCGATGAGTTTAACATTGATAGTATTGCCGATCACAAGACCGAGCTTTGTAATGTTAAAAGATACTTTTCTCATACAGCGTTACGCCCTTTTTGATTATGAGAAAATTTTAACGAGTAAAATCCGCGTAGGTGGGCTGAAAAAAAGGGAGTTTTAAACTCTGTACTTTCCGTGCATCTGTCTACCAACCTGATTAGGGCGTGGGATATTGATCGGTTTAGCCTCTTTTATCACCTTTGGTTTGATGAAATCATTTTCAGTGACATTGGCGATAGTCTCCATACAGTCGTCTTCTTTGGAATCTCGCTCAGGATGAAATGCTTTGTACTCTCGCTTCGGCTGATCTTGTCCGGCTCCTCCGATCACGAACCGTATCTGATGATTTTTGAGATAAAGGCTGATACTGTTATCGAGTTTCTGATTTTTGGAGATACTGGTTTTAGGGTTGAAGAGTTTGATTTTATTGGTTATAGCGGGGAGTCCGTCTTGTTTTCGTCTTGCGTTTACCTTTGGGAGTTTCAAACGTAGATTTTGTTCCGTGATAATCCCTCCACCGGAACTCTCCATAAACACCGGAACCCCTAGGTTATCTGCCATAATAGTGATAATCATATCGGTAAACTCATCATTTGACCATTTGCCGTACCATGTACCATAGACATTATAAAGCTCTATTTCATCTTTCAAACAAACACCGACTAAGCTAATGGCGCGATTATCGGAAGTCTCTTTGATACTTTGAGCCGGATCGATACTGATACACTTATTATCCTCTGTGAGTTCCCACTTGGCGACATAGGTAAAATCTGCATCGGTAACATACCCCGTCTCTATCGTTCGCGGATCTTGTAGATACTGCGGATACCAATCATCCCGCATCCCCGCTTTTTTGAGATCCAACGCTTCTTCATCTTCGAGCTTGTCGTTCAGCGGTTCCCGTGCTCTTCGGAGATAATAAAAATCATAAAACTCATAAACAATCTCTCGATCTTCGATTCCGGTGATATTGATATGCGTCCATATCCCTTTCTCTTCTTCGAGCAGATACCCGACTAGATCATCTTCATGGAGACGCTGCATGATGATAACGATGGCACTGTTCGGATCATCATTACGCAGCCGTGATAGGATACTTCCGGTATAGAAGTTTTTAACCGTATCACGGGCGGGTTTAGAGTTTTTTTCTGCCGCTTTCATCGGGTCGTCGATGATGATAACATTCCCGTGAAATCCGGTAATAGCCCCTCCGATAGTCGTACTGTACATCCCTCCGCTTGATTCCAAATACCACTCCGTATCGGCTGTTTTACGACCGAGTTTATTGTTTGGGAATATGTTTTTATAGACGGGGGAGGTGATGATATCTTTTACTTCACTGGGGGTTTTGTGTGCGAGATCATCGGAGTACGAGGTATAGATAACTCTCTTTTTGGGATAGTTCCCTAAAAACCACGGCACGAACAACCGCACCGCAAACTCTGTTTTTTGATACGATGGAGGCATATTGATAATGAGCCGTTTGATCTCACCGCTGGCTACTTTCTCCATAGCCTTGCAGATGAGGGTATGATACCACCCCTCTAAGAGCGGGTTTTTATACTGCTCATCAAAGATATACCGACCGAAAGATAGAAAGTTTCGTCGGCACATCTCCCATAGTATAGGCTCCGCTTTCTTTTTGGCTAACGCCTCCGCAATCGCATCGATCATCTAAAACGGTATCTCATCTTCTTTGATATCATCTATAGGAGGATTGACATATACGGGTACGTTGGTTCCGCTTGCGGTAGTCATAACCGATGATGGAGTCTCTTCGCCTTGACCTGCCCACATATCTTCATTACCATAATTCGGAACGGCTGCTGCATTGTGATCTTGATAGGTGTTCCTTTGAACTTTTTGAGGCTCTGCAACGACATTAAAAATATGCTTATCATTGATTTTACGATCATCTTTAACGGCGAACAGCGCAAAATAGATTTTATGAGGCGATACAAACGGGTCAAAGATATGCCCTTTTTTATAGTTCACCCCATCATCTGATTTTTTATTATAGAGATTACCCACCATTTGAGACGGCAGACTCTCACCACGTTTACTAAAGTTCGCCCAAATATGATAATCAGGGTGATCCTCTTTCCCCTCAGCGATAGCCGATCCTATTTTTCCCGAGGGAAATTTTAGAACATTCACTGAGATAGTAAAACTCTTCATCACGGTAATAGTACGGATATCCATAATGATCGTATCGATCATATCCCCGCTAACTTTATGCTTGTACTGATCTTTATAGACTTTCCCGATATCCATGATTAACCCTCCGACTTCTCTTCGAGTTCACCGATCATCTCCAAACAATCCGCCAACTCTCGATACCGATCCGCAAATACGCTCGATGGAGTTTCATCACCCATATCCGCCAACTCTTCTACAAGATCGTTATATCGGATAGCGATATCATGCACCGAAACACCGTAAAACTGATTTTCGATATTTTCGATAGGGATGTTATTTTGCAGAGCATAATACATCTCGACAACATCTGCAAAATCTCTATTGAACTTTACAACCTCAAGTGGTGGGTGTTCTATACCTGAGTTCATTATTGAAATTAATTCTCTATATTTAGTTTCAACCTCTTCGAGATTCATCCCGCTAAATTTATTTCGTGCCATTATTTTCCCCTTTGTTTTTAAGTCGATCCATGCGCTTTTTACGCAACTTCTTTTTCTCTTTTGTCGTCATTAATCATCGTCTCCTGCAAATAAAAATGATGGAGTGCTAAACGACTCCTCTTCCGGTTGTAGTGTATATTTCTTCTCTTCATAAACTATTTGTGGAGCAGGTCTTCGATAGTTTTTATCAAGAGCTGTCATATTATTTTGAGCATCAAACTCCACACGGTAAAAATCACACGTTTGAGGAACGAACATGAGATGCTGTTTCGGATGTTTCATCGTATCTTTGTTTTTATTCCAAATAACGGTACGTAACTCATCCTCGTGATCTTTTGGATTGGTCTTGGTTAGATGGAACCACACATACGCCTCATGATCCGCACTCATTGATCCCTTGACGGAGATCATAGAGCTTTTCAAATCCTCTTTAGAGCTTTGCACGATCACGATGATAGGTATCTTCAACTCTTTTGAGAGTCTCCCTAGTATCGAAAACGTCTCACTGATCCGTTTTTCATCGGTCTTTAAATCGGGGTTGCTGTTGGTGATCCGTAGCATTGAATCGAGTACAGCGAGTTTGATTCCGCGCAGCTTATGCTGTAGCCGTATCTCAGCGGCGATGGCGTGTACTTCATAGATACTGTCAAAGGTATAGATATTGTCGATGTTTCCATCCCAAAACCCGTCATTCTCTTGTTCTTCAATATTTTCATCGTACAAATCTTCCCCGAACTCCATCGACCCGAACAATACCGGATGATCTTTAGATACGTTTTCGATGATCTTGGTAGCGATAAAGGTTTTACCCGATTGTTTGAGACCGCTGATAAATATTAACCCCTCATTTCTAAACCCGATACGACCTTTTTTATCGGTCAATACCGTATCGATAAACGGTATATGAGTTGCTATCCGCTCGATAGGAGGTTTATTGGGAGATAATCTATCCTCACGAACATCGCGTAGACTTCGAGTAGCAGAGGTATTGGATACCGACACATACTGATCGATAGAGTTTTGGATCACTTGGATCATTACATCCGATTTTCGGTTATCATCGAGGAGCATTTTCTCTATTTCTCCCTTTAGCTTCTCAATTAATTTGATAGCATGGTGCTCTTTGAGTATCCCGATGTACTCCATCACCACCGAATGAGGCAGGGCGGGTTGCGCCATGATGGAGAGCATCACATCCTGAGCGTCTTTGTTCCCGCTTTTTTCCATGTAGTCGATGATAACAATATCATCAAATCCGGTTCCCCGCTCATAAAGCAGCTTCATAACCTCAAACATAGACGCATGAGCCGGATGCTCAAACCATTCTTTAGCCAACCCGCTAGTCATAACGACGTTTAGATTAACGTTGCTGTAGACATGAGCACGGAGGATCGATGATAAAATCGAAGCTCGTATCGTCTCTATGTTATTCATCCCAAAACCCCCTCAGTTCTTGTGATCGTATGCTTATCCAGCCATTCATAAATCTTTGTGCGGCTATAGAGGATAAACCCTCCGATTTTTGAATACGGCAACCCTTTCTCTCTTCGGTATTTGGCTTGGGTGCTCAGAGCCATTCCGAACTCTTCTGAAAATGCTTTTGGACTGATCCATTCAGTATTGGTAGCCATCAGTAAAACGCCAATCGGATATCGCCCAACAGTTTGCAATGCCGGATAATATTCACATCCCCTGAGTTTGCGTGAAACGGGATATAGTTTTGGAACAGATATTTAAACTCATCATCGAGTTTGACAAAGTGCATCCCGCACAGGGTGATATAATCAAAAAATTCGGCTTTTGTTTTCTGCATAAACCAAATACGCTCTTGTATTAGGTCTTTCTTAACCCGCGTTTGCTCCGCGAGTTCCCCTAGCTGTACATAATCATCGAGATTGGTCGCCAGTGCTGCCGCTCTCTCGCATAACACGGATCGATAGATAAAAGAGGTACGGCGGATCACAACGATTTTATCAGGGTACATTTTTCTAAGATCATCCGAGGTATAAACCAACCCTTCGATTTTGTCTATCTCTTTTAGCAACACAAGCCCCTCAAGCAACCGGATCATTGGTATAACCCGTTTTCATCTTTTTCTCCGCCATTTGGTTCATTGAACTTTTTGTTATTTCGGCACCATGTCGAAAACGCACTGAGCCAGTTAGCCCATTTATTCCCATGTTTAGAGTGATGTTCCAAAAACTTCTCAAACTCCTCTTTCGCGTTTGGAATATTGCGTTTGTTTGCCATATCAATTGCGGATTTAAACAAATCATCCATATATTCTTTAGATAGATCCTCTGCTCTTTTTTTGGAAGGTAGGACGAATTTATTTTTTTTGCGCTCTTTTGAAGGTGTTTTTGGTTGTGCAGTTTGTTCGGGAGATTCGCCGTCATTTGGGTTTTCGCTCTCGGGCTTTCGCTTCCAAGTGAATCCCTTTTCTGTTAATCGATAGGCTGGGGCGTAGTGTTTGTTTATGCACTCTATGATCCCTTTTGTCTCCAACTCTAAAATAGAGCGGGATATGGAGGATACGCTACCCAAATACGGAACGTCTTTTAAAATTTTTTCGCGGTAAAGAAGATAGTACGGTCGATTATCTTCGGGGTCATTTGATTTTACCGGATTTGCCCAGCTCTCCAAATCAGCCATAATAGGCATCAGATGAACGGTAGTTTTCCCAAGATCCCAATCAATCGCTTTTTGATAGTTAATCAGTCCGAAATACGTCATGACGCATTCGCCGCCATTTGGTTTTCAGAACTGACATATCCGGTTTCATTGGAGCGAATATACTCCTGTATGTGATGATCCATAAAACGTGCTCGTCCGGCAATCATAACAAACCCGATCTTTCCAGCAGACATTTCACGGTTAATGGTACGCTCAGATACTTTGAACATCTCTGCAAGCTCTGATTTTGTCATAGGCAATTCGTACTCTTTTTTCGCAGTAAACTCGATCATAGCACTCCCTCCACGTATGAATAAACGTGTTATAATAAACATATTTGACCGACATTCTAGTACAATCTGTAAGGTTTGTCAAGTTATATGTAAGTTATACAAGGGGAACCAATGCAAAATGTAGCAGATCAGGTTGATAGACTCAAAAAAGTCTTTCGTGTAAAAACCGATGTCGCCCTCGCAGAGAGGCTTGGTAAAGATAAAAATACGGTGAGCGTTTGGAGAAGACGCAAGAGCATCCCACTCGACGTTTTTAGAAAGGTATCCGTTGATGAGAGCGTATCTATAGACTGGCTTGAATCAGGCGTTGGTAGTATGGAGCTTCAAAGTGCGGATCAGACTCTCAACGAGATAGGCTTGATAAGCGGATTGCTCAGTGATAACCGCTCGATCAGGATCGTAGAGTTACTGCCCTATGCTCCCAAGGAGTTCATCGATCAGGTCATTTCCCGTCTCGAAGAGTTCAAGAAGCTATCACAGCTCTAAAGAGGCTTCGCTTAGTATAGTATTTTCTTTAGAAAATGCTATAGGATTACTAATATTATAGTAGTGACCGATTTCGGATAACCTCTCGTCCGATTTCGGATAACCTAAACCGATTTCGGATAACCTCAAAAATTCGCCGCCGTTTGAAAATTTTTTAACCAAAAATCAAATAGTCATTTGGAAATTCTCCCCTATAGGGTCTGGGAGCGGTAGGGGGTTGGGGAAGTACCCCCCCCTCAAATCCCAATAAACACGGATCGAAAAAACATATCGCTCTGTAGCTTTTACTCCGATCACTCCATTTCAGCCACGGGACAACATCATCAAACCTTAAGCCATTTTCCAACTAAAACCGCTCCTAACCTTAAACGGTATGTGATTATTAAGGATTTCGGCTCTATCCTTAAACTAAACGGATTAAAATATCTAAATTAATATGTTTATTCACGAAGTCACCCCTTTTCCCGTAAAATATCGGAATTTCCGATTTTTCTAAAATTTCCCCTCTCCCTCTCCATTTCCTCGGGGAAAAGTGACCGTGGAACATATCAACTCACCTTTTTAACTATTGGCTTCACTCGATCAAGCTCAAACCCTCCGAAAAATCCGTAAAACCCCAAAAATACCCCAAAAAATTTTCAAATGGCGGCGATTTTGGTTTGTGGTTCGGGAGGGGCGCACCGCGCTGGCGCGGGGTTTTCGGGCGGTTTCAGCTCAAATGGTCGTGCGTAGGAAGCTCTAGGAGGCACGATCTCACTCCGGTGCGTACACTTGCACGGGTAAAGCGTTTACATGAGTGTGCTTCGATGCGTTTACAGCGATGATAGATCAGCTCCCGCCCCGCGATTGCATACCATTTTGCTAACGTCGGTAAAATGGTACAAAAATCGCAAATGGCGGCGAATCGGTGTTTTAGTGCGTATCGGTGGCAAAACCCGCTTTTTGGGGTGTTTTTGGCTTTTTTGGGTGAAAAAGTCGTGCGCAGGAAGCTCTGTGAGGCACGATCTCACTCCGGTGCGTACATTTACACGGGTGAAGAGTTTTTGAGCTGGAGGTAGTTAGGATGGATGATTTGAGCTACAATATCTCATACCAAAATCAAGGGGACGACATGAAGCGAATAATCATAGCAGCAATGATCGGATCATCACTTTTTATCAGCGGTTGCACATGGAAAAAAATACCTGAGGCTCCAGCATACAAATCAGGGCAGAATATCCCGATCCGCGTAGGCGTTTCGTTCAAAGATGATGCCGCGTATGGAAACAAGATCGTTGCAGAGCTAAGAAAATCGAACTTCTTTAGCGAAACTGTGTATCCGTACAGAGCTGATGATAAGCTCGATGCCGTTCTCGATCTATATTTGAGCGGAAAATGGGATATGAACAGTGCTAAGAACATAGGAAGTGCAGTTTTAAACGGTGCAACACTCGGGGTATCCGGTTCTATGATCGGATCATCGATGGATGGACACCATAATTTGACGGCGACATTGTTTAAAAATGGAAAAGCAGTGAAAGTCTACGAAGCAAACGCTACCAACACGGTAGAATTTGGGATGTATTCAAATAAATCGCAAGTGATAGCAGAGTCGAATAGCTTGCAGATTAAAACGCTATCAGCAGGCTTAATGAACTCCATGTACGCGGATAGAAATGATATTTTAAAAAGTGTGACTATGGATAAATAGCTACTTAGCCGCTTCGGGAAGTGGATTTGCGGCGGCTTCTGCCTCCTCGATCCTGATCTGCTTGGCAATATCATCCAAACTCAGCCACTCACCTCTGCGGGTGAGCTTATACATCGTTCCAGTAATCTTGTTTATTCTGACATTTTCATCACCGACAACCCTGTGCTCCCAAATGCCACCGCTCCACAAAAAAGCAACAAACAACGCTCCGATCACGGCGATAAGCTTCAAAATATACTCTTTGTTCACTCTTTACCCTTTATCAGCTCTTTGATCTCGATCAATTTGATGATCTTCTCCTCGTCGAGATTGTTCTGAGCACAGAATACCCCAATCTTAACATATTTGAGAAGTTCAGGGAACTTTTGCTTCCATCCCTTGATCGTGTTCTCACTTTTACCCAATAAATCGCCAATTTCTTTATAAGTTGCTTCTTTTTTCATCCCCCGATTGTATCAAAAAAATCGAATAAAATCAATTTTATGTGAAAACGTATCTTATTCGATACCAAATTAATATGTTTTTAAGTTATTACATACGATACTGTCATTTATATAACGTATCGAATACGATACTAAAAGGAAAACGAGATGGCAAGTTGGCTTATTACAGAAGATATCATCAATGACGGAGAGTATACAGGTGAGGTGAGTGGGAATAAAGACAAATGTAAACATAAATTCCGACTGCTTGATGATGATGAAGAAATTTATTTTGAGGGATTGAGTGGAAATTCAAGTTCTTTTGATCCACTTGATGAGTTTGGAAGTGGATTTGGGTGTACGGATATCCAATATTTTGAAAATGGGAAATGGGAGTCACTATGAAAAATATTACTAAAGCCGGTATGCAAAAACTCGAAGCACTGCGAACAGCAGCTCAGGAAGCTATGGACGCATTAAAAATAGAACTGGAACAGCTTGCGGATCAGGCAGATGAATATTATCAAGATCGATCAGATAAATGGCAAGAAAGTGAAAACGGTCAAATGTATGCTGAATGGTCGGATGCAATACGGGAGGTATCTTATGCAGCTGATAGTGTCATAAATGATATTGAAAGTATCGACTTCGATGAGATCAAAGAACCGAATAGGGAATAAACCTAAATGAAAGGAGAAAAAACCAATGGCTAAGATGATTAAAAAAGTAGATAGCCTCTTCGACCGATTCGAAGAAGCTATGGGAAGCTGGGCAGACAAGATTTTCTAAAAAATCCTCACCAAGTCGTATGTCTCACCATACGGCTGATTGAGTATTTTAACTCACGTTGCTTTTAATGAAGCTAAAAATAAACATACCAAAAGGAAACATAGCTATGGAACTTATTAAACCTAAGTGGAGCGAGAAAGACACTAGAGGATATTGGAGTATTGATTGTTCAGAGTGTACCAAAGGAGCAAATGGGGATGAGAGTTGTTCCGCTGGAAGCAAACCGAAATATAAAAGAGGTGGTAAAGGTGGTTGCTTCATGGGAGCATTATTACCAAAATATGAGGGGAGCAATGAGAATGGGGCGCACTAAACAACCGATCGATCTAAAAGCAATGGCAGCACTGGCAAAACGTCGCGGGTACACCGTCGAGATCAAACACGATCACATCGTAGCGCGTAACGATACCGGATGTATCCGCACCGGATCGATGGAGACATTGAAAAAGGTGGTGGCATGAACCTTAGAGAAATAAACCGCATGATCGCCTCTCTCATCGCAGAGGATGAAGCAGGGAATAAAGAGTTGATCGAGTTCTACCGCCGCAAACGTGAAGAGCTGATTGTTAAGATTAAAGAAGATGTAGCTAAAAAATTGGAGGTAATGCAATGAATAACAGAATCATAAGCCTAAGCAACCTTGGCAATGACAAAATTATACAGGCAATTGAAATTAGCTCCCCGCTGATTAATGCCAAGGAAATGTCTTTCGGGGTTTGGTATGGAAAGATCATAGGGAAAGAAAGTGGCACAGAATATGGGATGGAGCATATTACTATCGCCGATGCACACAGCGGAATGGTACAGGGAATCATAGGAGAACGCGGTAATGAAGAATCTGAGGCACTCTCTGTATTGTTATCCGTTCTATTCAACCATAAAGAGAAGATAGCATCCGCGCTATCACCTAAAACGTGCCACTCATGCCAATTTTTTGAAGATGCATTTTGTATGCACCAAGACGTTCCCGACGGGGACACCGTAGCGTATATCAAATTCAGTGGGTGCGGATTACACAAACCAAAGGAGCCAACACCATGAGACCCACCGGAACCACACGAGCCAAAAAGCCTATTATGAAAAAAGAGTTTGACCGTCTCATCAAAGCGGTCAAGATGAACACAGAGATCAAAAGTCCGACGAAGCTAAAACTCACACGGGCGTTCACTCTGCTGTACCTCACCGGATGCAGAGCGGGGGAGATCGTGAACTTTACCCGTGAAGATTTAGAGCAGATGATCTCTGATAACGAATACTCGTTGACGAATGACACGAAAACCAAAACACCCCGCCTTATCAGCTTCGATGAGAAACAGGTACAGATCACCATGTTAAAGCAGCTCTTACCCATGAGCAGCACATACCTATTTGCCAAAAACGGAGCGGATCGTCCCATGACATCGAGCGCACTCAAACTCTTGATGAACAGTTTTATCCACACGATACTCGGAGAGCTTTACAGTTCTCATAGTTTCCGCGCAGGGTATATCACGGCAGCACATCAGCAGGGTTTGAGCCTAGAGCATATCCGTACTGATATCGGGCATACCTCTATCGCTACGACTGCACGGTATACGACCGTCACTCATGAGGAAATTTCCCGAGGGAAAAATAATCGTGCGTGGTGATTTAAGTGGGTGGATTTTTCGGGGTGCTTACAGAAAAACAATGTTTTACAATGTTAACAACTATTAAGGGATAGGAAATGACACAAAAAAATCAAGATTGCACGGTATTAACCGTCGCGCATACAAAAGGAGGGGTAGGTAAATCCACTCTTGCATGGCACTTGGCACATAGCCTGATAAATAAGAAAACCTTGGTAATCGATCTCGATTTCCAACAAACCCTGTATTATCTAAACCTCATGGGCGGTGAACGACTCACCGTGATCCAACCTCAGAACCCATCCGATCTTATCGGGATTATCGAAAACGCACGTTCACAATATGACTTCGTTATCATCGATGTCGGTGGATTTGACAGCGACATTAACCGCACCGCATTACGCTACAGCGACAAGATTATCATCCCCGTAAGCGATAGCGTTACGGAGGTCTTAGGGTTCAAAACATTCCGAGAGATTTTAAAAGAGATCAATACCGGTGCAGATTTTTACATCGTACTCAACAACATCCACCCCAACACCCGAAATTTCGACGTGATCCGTGAAGCCATCCAAGATACAAACATCGTTTTACTGGATACGGTAATACGTTCACGCAAAGTTTACAGAGCGACGATGGGGCACGGAAAGAGCGTTTTTGATACTGCGATGTTAGCCGCACGTGAAGAGATCGAGGGGGTACGTGATGAACTTAAAAGACCTAAATAAAGCCATAGAAAAGACCCCAGTTCGTACATCCGGTATCAGCCCCTATGTAGAACTTGAGCTATCCACGGTATACCCGAACCCTAACCAACCGCGTAAAGAGTTCAAAAACATCGAAGAGCTTGCGGGAACGATTGCAGAGTATGGATTACTTCAGCCCATCGTCGTAGAGCGTCGGGAAGATGGGTACATGATTATCAGCGGAGAGCGACGATGGCGTGCTCACTTGCATAATGCAGCACGAACGATCAAAGCCTACGTAATGGCTTCATCTGACAACGCTATCCAAGAACTCGCCCTGATTGAGAACATCCAGCGCGAAGACCTAAGCGATTTTGAGATAGCCAAATTCATAGGGACACTATGGGCGAGCGGGAAATACAAACTAAAATCAGACTTAGCCAGTGCATTAGGAAAAGAACCGCCTTATATCTCAAAAGCGTTTAGTTGTTTGAAACTCGATGCAGCGATCATTGCCGACTTAGAAAGCGCGAAACATGACATAGGGCTATCGGTTCTCGAAGAGATCGGACGGTTCAAGGATAAAGAGACGCAGCGCGAAGTCTATACCAAATACATCGCCGGAGAGATCAAGCGTGATGATTTCGTATGCTTCAAACCGGAGGCGAAAGTTTCCCGAGGGAAAAAAGAAGTAGATAAATCAAAAGATCAGGACATTACCCTAACAGTATGGTGCAAAGGGTCTGATTTAAACTCACTGCTAGGGCTACATTGTAAACCGGAAGCAAAATACAGACTTATGATAGTACAGGAGGATCAATGACATGGAACCGCTAACGTATGAAAAACTCTCTGAGTTTGGGTTTAATGGTGAGCGACTGGATTACTTATACTCTCAGCTTAACTGGTATCTATCACTCGTGGGGGGGGTAGATGTGGAAATCGGATTAACGGTTGATGTCGCACGCCGTATCGCCGTACATAAAATCCTAACCAAATCATCCCGTTTTGCGAAAAAACACTTTAGAGCACTTCGAGATGCTATTGACAAGTATTACAAACGGATCAACCGACAAAAGAAAAAAGACGCGACACAATCCCTCAAAAAGATTGGAGGGGTAAAGAATCTTTGTGTCAATCTCGATGAGTATAAACCGAAGACTATCATTGTTCTATCATACGAGAGAGTTGACGGGATATGGTCTATGTTGGAATATTCAAAAGGGCAATATCACTCCAGTGTTCATGATCGTATCGGAGAACTATTGAGTGAGGACGGACAGTATAAATTTGTATTCTATGGGATCAGAAAGGATCGAGATGGATGCGATTGATATTTTTGAAATAGGGGCGGTAGTCATAGGGCTGATTGGATTAATCGATTATGTAATTTGCAAGCTCAGAAAATACGGCGAGAACCCGCCGAAGTTGTTGAGTTTTTTTAAGAGGGGGAAGTGATGATTAAATTATGGATTATTGATTTTATCACTACGTTTCATCCATCAGATGGAAAGCTTGTAGTTATGCAATGTGATAGAGAACCGACAGAACGCGAAGCAGAGTCAGCGGTGCATGAGGCATACTATACAGGCGGAACGGTATACGTCGATTCGATTACCGAGACATCTGAGCGTGAGTTACGCGGGAAAAAATATTATTTAGTGGGAGCGAAGTGATGGAAAAGTTTTTAGAATTGGTAAGAGCTGAACGCCTAAAGCAAATCAACAAGCATGGGTATACACCTGAACATGACGATGAGCATACGGACGGATCGATAGCGGATGCGGCGGCGTGTTATGCGGCAAATACTAAAGCCGAACTTATGAAAGTTTGCAGCGGAGATTTTCGTTATTTATTCCCTTGGGAACCTCAGTATTTCAAAAAAGAAGAGAAATCCCGTCAAGATCAAATCATCACTGCGTGTGCAATGCTCATGGCTGAGTGGGAGCGGTTAGATCGTATTGATAAAAAAGCAACAGTACATCTTTGTGATGATTGTCATTTATCTTTTCATAACTGTAAATCAAATCATAAATTTGGTACAGGCGTAGGGAATGATAACGTCTATGAGTGCGATACGTTTTCACATAAACCGTATCAGATGTCGTGTCCGTATGGGTATGACATGATAGGGCATTCAGATGAGTAATACAGATTTTTTTGAACTGCCATTAGATGGTTTTGATGAATTACATCAAAACAATTTAGCAACGAATATGTATGCACAGGAAATGAATCAAGATAAGCCTATAGAGTTTGCGCCCTATCACCATCAAAAAATCTTAGATCGTACCAAAATACGCACCGCACGAAAGCGGGACAAGTCGGGATGGTTTACCATCAAAGATGAGCAATTCAAAGCTGAGTTTGAAATCGCTATGACACAATCCGCCTTTACATCGTTATTTAATAATGGATTTTATACCCCTGAGCAATTTGGGTTTGATTCAAGCATTGTAATGTGGGGTTACTATGCCGACTATTATAAAACGGGTGATTTGGTTTACGTGCATAAGATCATCAGCATCAGTGTTGATGTTGGGCTAGAGGATCAATCATCATGACCCACCACCCAATCTATGCAGCCTATCTAGCAGATATGAAACGACTCGGCGCAACACCACCATACATGAGCCAAGCTCAGGTACTCGAATCAGCAGGGATAGAGATCGAGAAAGAGGAGCATATACCGTTCGTTGCACGCAAAAGCGCAACGGCACGAAAGATAGAGCCGTCATTACATAATCATGAGGGTAAACAATCGAAGCCGATTTTAAAGGTGAATCTTTTGGATATTCCAAAAAGTACGGAGGATATATCGCCCCCAAAGCCGAAAGCGGCGAGACAGCCGCGACCGAAAAAGCCGAAGAAACCTCCCATGACTCTCGAAGAGAAGAGAGCCTACAAAACAACCTACATGAAAAAGTATCGGAAGCTTCACCCATCATTGGCATACCAGTCGGTAAAGAAATGGAGGGAAGATCACCCCGAGGAGAACCGCGAACGCAGACGAGAGGAAGCATCGAGACGCAGAGCACGGAAGAAGAAATCAACCGGAGTGATTTCGTGAGCGCAGATGATTATTACGACGCACTCGAAGCACAGAAGATGGTTTCAATTATGAGAGAGGTGATGTGATGGATATTAAATATAGATTTTGGAATAAAGTCAAAGAAGAATGGTGTGATAATGACTTTGATATTGAACTGTCACAAAGCGAAGAAGATGAAACAGTTTTTGAATATGGAAACATGGTTTACTCAAGCAACATGGATGAGTTGGTTTTTATACCTTGCTTTTTCATAGGTCGAAAAGATAAAAACGGTGTAGATATTTACACTAACTATAAAGTAAAAATTCTTTGCGGATATTGGAAAGATTTTATTGGGTTAGTCTATTTTGATGAGGATACTTGTTCCTTTCGGATCATTACAGATGAAGACAATGAAGTCATAAATTTCAGCTATGAGTTAGAAGTGGAAATCGTAGGCAATGTTTTTAAAAAGGATCAACCATGAAAGACACATTTACAAAATGTGAAGTCGTAGAGATGCTAGTAGCAACCTATAATAGGTTTCTTAAAGAGATTGGCGATTACGATAAATACTTTGTAATCGAAGGCGACATGGTAATCTGTAAACGAAAGCGTATGTTTGGCATGGCTCCTAAGATTTTGAATGAATACACTTTTGATTCTGTAATACAGGAGGCTTTATCATGACAAACGTATTAAATCTTGGTAAAAAAGACTGGAGAACAGAATTAATTAGGGGGAATAGATGAATCTTTCAGCGCACCAACGATCAACAACCGATCAAAGCGATACATGGCTAACACCCCCCGAGATCCTAAAAGTTCTCGGAGAGTTCGATCTAGATCCATGTACCCCCGAAGTTATGCCGTGGGAAACTGCAAAAAAACGATATACAAAACTAGACGACGGTTTGATACAACCGTGGAACGGTAGAGTATGGATGAACCCTCCATTCGGAAAAGAAGCATCGAAATGGATGGATAAGATTGCGAAACATGGAAATGGCATCGCTCTCATACCAGCACGGACTGAAACAAAAATGTTTTTTGATTATGTATGGGGAAAAGCGGATGCGGTTTGTTTCATTAAATCACGACCACACTTTCATTATGCAGATGGTACACGTGCGCCATTTAATAGCGGTGCTCCGATATGCTTGGTAGCGTATGGGTACTGGAATAAAATAGCCCTGATTGAAAGTGGGCTTGGAATTGTAATCGGAGCAAGGGGGATGAGATGATCTCCCAATCCTCCATAGAAGCCCTAAAAGCCCGTATAGACATCATTGATATCATCGGCTCCTATCTTGAACTTAAAAAGGCAGGGAGCAACTACAAAGCCCCGTGCCCGTTCCACGATGAGAAATCAGCCTCGTTCGTTGTGAATCCCCAAAAGCAGATATATCACTGCTTCGGGTGCGGTGTTCATGGGAACGGTATAGACTTCGTGATGGAGTATAAAAAGCTTACATACCCTGAAGCGATAGAGGACATCGCCAACGATATGAACTTCACCCTCCAGTACGATAACAGCGGTGAGGCAAAAAAGGATTATAAAAAGCTCATGGAGCACATGAACCGCTTTTATATCTCACAGCGTCATGCTGATATCGGAGTCTACCTCATGGAGCGCGGCGTGAGCATGGAGAGCATCGAGGAGTTCGAGATCGGGTACACCCCATCATCATACGTTCAGCTCTCCCACCTCAAAGCCGGAGCGTTCAACACCGCCGAGGCGATAGAGTGCGGGATCTGCTCAGCAGACAACGGTAGAACCTATGCGCGGAACTCTGATCGTATCAGCTTCCCGATCCGTAGCCATACGGGGAAACTCATCGGTTTTGGCGGTCGGTGCATCCAGTGCGGTGAACGTGCAAAATATATCAACTCACCCCAAACGGTGCTCTTCGATAAATCGAGAGTCTTATACGGATACCACTTAGCGAAAAAAGCGATCCATGACAAAGGTACGATTACAGTGACCGAGGGGTATCTCGATGTCGTTATGTTTCACCAAGTAGGGGTAAAGACCGCAGTAGCGACGATGGGTACGGCATTGACGGAAGAGCATTGCCGATTTATCAAAAAGAACAACCTCAGAGTGCTCCTATGCTATGACGGAGACCGTGCAGGGATAGCCGCCGCGTTCAAAGCGTCCAAGCTTCTATCCTCACACAGCATCTACGGGGGAGTGGTACTTTTTCCCGAGGGAAAAGACCCCGCCGATATGGTACGGGATGGGAAAACGGTAGAGCTGTTCGAGCTTATGAAAAACCCGACCCCGCTTATCAAATTCGTTATCCGTCATATCGCGGCATCATTCGACATAGAGATCCCGAACCAAAAGCTCGAAGCCCTGATCGAGATAGAGGCATACATGAAAACCTTGCCGCCGTTGATCCAAGACGAGTACAAAAACTTCATAGCCGCTACCCTGAGAATCAATCCGGCGCACGTCGCAGATGCGAAACTTCCACCTCCGATACCGGACGCGAAACTCCCGCCGATAAACGTGTGTGAACTCAACCTTATCAAAACCGCACTCGAAAACGATAACGCACTCACCTACCTGATCGACACCGTTGATCGAGAGTGTTTCATCTCTCACCCGAGAGAATACGATATGCTCCTACACAGTGATCCTATCCTCGATGGGCTATTGCTCCGAGATGAGCTATCGATCTACAGTGACGATGAGTTCACGAGACAAATCAAAATCTTCCTCATGGATCACTACAGGCGACAGCTCACGTCGGTTCAAAACATGACAGGGGATTTCAACCAAAAAAGAACGCTCTTAAATGAGTTAAATGCTAAAATAGCTAAACTGCAAACCGAACTAAAAGGGGTAGCATGATGGAACGAGAAACATTTGAACAAACCAAAGCCTATGAGGTTTTTAAAAAGGCATATCTAAAAGTACCAGTAGGTGATCCAAGTATTAAAATTTCTTTGAAAAGAAAACCACAGCCATATCAAAAAGACATTATCAAACTTATCACTAATGGTAAAATTAAAAAGCTTCAACTTATACCTATGAGACCTACTTCTAGTCCAAAGCATACAGACTTTATAAAGAAACTTATAGAAAAAAATAAGGACGTTTGCAATGAAGCATTTTTGAATGCAATAACATCAGGGGGGTCAATAATAGAGTTCAATCCAAAGCATAGCCCAATGATGATGATTATCGATGATCCTTATATGCCACATAGATCGGATACAAAATGAGAGTAGAATTTAGAAGCTATTACGAACCAACCCTCGATCAGATCAAACTTGAAAAACACATCGATAACAAACCATCCGAAGTTGAATTCTACAATGATGTATCAAAAGCAAAAGATGCAGCACTCATGGCAGCTCTTCCGGATGAGGCACTAAAAGCACTTTACGATTCAGTAGTCGATGAGATTTTTAGAAGAGGCGGCGGGTCTTTCAATCCCCACACCGTATCAGATACAAAAATCTAAAACCTCTCCCTCATCCTTTTTCTTATTGCTCTCTATCACCGCCGTATCGATCACGGTACTGGCGAGACGGGAGCTGTTTAAATAATTCATCGTTAGATACTTCTTGATCGTATTGGGATCGTTATGCCCCAACGCACCGGAGAGGTGCATACTCTCTAGCCCACCCTCAGCCATAGCCGATACCATCACGTTACGCAGATAGTGAATCCCGAAGTTATTATCCCCGATCCGTTTACGCATCCGCTCCACGACCTTATCGATGTTGATGATGTGTGATCCGGTGATCCGCGAGGTGAACACCCATCCCTCTGATTCTCTGAACTGCTCTAACTGAACCTTGATCGCTTCGGGGAGATAGATTTTCTGCTCCTCATTGTTCTTGGTCTTACGCAATACATAGTGATCGTTCTTAAAATCGACATCCTCCCACCGTAGCGTCAATATCTCACCTTTACGGCGACCTTGGAGGGCGAACAGGAAAAATGCCGTATAAAACGGATCGTCTTTGAACTCCTCATAGATCGCATTGTGCATCATCACCAGTTTATCAGTCGCATTAACGACGATCTTTTTCACCGGAGGTAGTTTGATCTTCACCCCGTCACACGGGTTGAACGCTATGAGCCTGTTTGCTATCGCCTTTTTCATAGCAGGGTTGAGGGCTTCGAGCGTTTGTTTTCGGGTTCGTTCCTTTAACCCTAACTCCTCTTGCTTCTTGATGGCATGGAGGATATGCAGCTGTCGCAGATCCACCACCTTCTTTTTCCCACAATACGGTGAAACATACTGCTCATAAAACCGTTTTCGATATTTGGTGTAATCCGTATCCGGCTGCAACTTGAAATGATCTTCCATGAAAGCATCGAGTGTGACGTTTGTATTTAATATCGTCTCCCGCTTCGCGCTCTTAATCGCTGCCAACTCTGTTTTAGCATACGCGATCTTATCTTTCTTCCCCCATGCACTCTTATCGCTGAGATCGATAATCCCTCTATGCCGCTTCTTTTCAAACATGAAATTGTAAAAGTAAATCGTGTAATTTTTATCCGCCCATAAATTGCTTTCAATTACATTCGGATAATCATTTTTGTCTATCGCCATATATAATCCCTAATTTATATATTGTGGGTGTTCACTTGGGTGTTCACTTTGCATAGAGAAGTATAGTTTAATGTAGATTAATATAGAATTGTACCCGCGATAAATAGGGGTTTTGATAGCTATGTATAGAGATGTAGATAATGGAAGTCTTGGCTCATAACGGAAAAACTAAAACCTACAAAACGCCGATAGATAGGGCTTAAAACAGTCTATTTTTTTATTGGGTGTTCACTTGGGTGTTCACTTTGTTTTTACTTGGGTCATTAGCTCAGTGGTTAGAGCCATCCGCTCATAACGGATTGGTCGCAGGTTCGAGTCCTGCATGACCCACCATCATTGTGTAGCTTCAATCTCCAACAATGCTTTCTGTTTCTCTTGCTTCATTAACTGTTCAAGCTGCTCAAACGACATATTTGCCAAATCTTCCGGCGTATAATTTCCATTGTTATTGAAAATGATTGTCTCAGGACTTTTCCCGAATCGTGCCTCTTTCGCCATCTTATGAATCTCGCTCGATTGTTTGATATCCGATTGACGAATCTTAGTCACATCTTTTTTGGCTTGGTTGGATAACAATATACTGGATAGCATCGCATTTTTAAAAAGCTGCGTATCAAACCAATCTGCATTGACACACGCCAACATGATAACATCTGCATCGATAGCCGCTTGGAGCTGAGCATTGTCGCTTCCTACATCCAATAGACCGCTTACATCAAGAGCACCTTTATCATTGACTCCATGAAACTGAGTGACATTTTTTTTCATTTCATCATATACGGAAGTAGCTCTCAGTTCTTCACGTAATCGATCTTGTGCTTCCTTGATGTTCGATGCCTTAGACCCCTTGACCCATATCCCCCCATATATCTCACGATCATCATTTTTCCAATCGCTCAGGGTGGCTACTGGAATTTCCTCTTTATCAGATATTTCTGATAGTGTCATATCAAGCACCTCAAAGAGGGCGCGACATTTAAACCGGATCTCTTTATCGTATGCCATTTTACTTATCCTCTATCTTGTCGAGTTGGGTTTCGAGCTGAGTCACAACATTCTGCAATGCTTCACGTTTTGCTTTGTACGCACCGTTGATGATCTCCTCTTTTTGTTTTGCCGTATAATCCTTACTGTAGATCACGGCTTCAAGATTATTTTTCATATCACTGAGTTGGCTGTTTAAATCAGTAGTTGTTTCTTCTATCCCGATATACGCTTGTTTATCTGCATTATTCATATACTCGGTGATATCTGCCCCTCCGTCGAGATATGCTTTTTTATACTTTGCGTCATAGCTTGCTTTGACTGCCGCCGCTCTCTTGGATAGATCATAATATTTCTCACTCCATGCAGTACGTGATTCTTCTTCTTTACCACGAAAGCGATACGTTAAAAACTCGATAGGGTTCTGAGCAAACGGACGATCCCCCCACTGCTTCGTATCCCAAAGCATATTTTCCGCTGTCTCTTCGATCATCTTTGCGGTGAGTCCGAGATATCCATCGATATAGTGCTGCATCAGTATCGGGCTGATCCCTGTAGCTTTCCCGACTTCTTTATAGAGTAGTGCCGTGTTATCGCTATACTGATCTGCTTTATCATCGACGTTCTGCACTTGTGCAGGTATGATAGGGCTTCCCATCCAGTTCGTATTTGTCATGTGATCCATGATCGGTTGGAATAACCCGCTGATATCCCCGATACTAAACATCATCTTCATACCGAACATATAATCTTTTAGAGCATCTTCCCCGTGTTTTGTATAGATCAAATCTGCTATGATCTCCGGTAATGAAGAAAACATAAACCCGATGTCATACGGGCGCGGGATCTTGATATGTTGATCCCCTACAAAAATATTCCAGTACATGAGTTTCTGATCCCGTGTGAGGCGGCGATATCGCTCATCATCCTTGTTTTGAAAAAACAGCGCGAGTGTTCCAGCGATAATCATTCCTCCGGCAGCATAAAACTTGATCTTATGCCCGATCATCTCCCCGTGAGCATTGCGAAACTTCCCGATATTAGATAGTTTCATCTCTCCATTGAGCGAGAAAATACGACGGGCTGTTTTATCGATACCGTTGATCGCCGCTTTCATAAACGGAACTGTAGCCATATATCCGGTGATGTCGCTATCGCTCCCTTTGATAGCAAAATCGGTACTTACCTCTCTCGCCTCGAACGCTGCTTGCCAGTTTGATTTACCCGCTTTTTGCGCGAGTTCAAACTCTCCTAATCGTGTGCCGTATTCAAACACATCCGCCCCATACGCCATAGCATTAATCACTTTGTTGAAAACATCGAACCCGCGATTGACTTTCAGCATCTCCATAGCGTGAACATCTCCGCCTAAACTGGATCGCATCGTCCCATACCCTCCGCCGCTTGCCATAAAATCTTTATAGATTTTGGATTGCGTGATAAAGTGATACATCCCCTTTACGCTATTGAGTACAGGGACAAAACCGTTTTTACTCAACACTCCGGCACTCACCGTATCACGGGCAAAGTTGGTGAGATAAAACAGCGGGTTATTGGTAATGTTCCATGTCATGATATTTTTAACTGCCATAAGCCCCGCCATGAGCGTCCCGTAGTTTTGACCCTTGAACGAAGTCATAGCATCGATCAACCCTGCGTCTTTGGTTTCGAAGTACACACGTTTGCCGCCGATGATAGCACTATCGATATACCCCTCTTTTGAGGTCGG